ATAAAGGTGGGCATGCTCCGCCTAGAAATAAAAATGCGGTTGTCACTGGAGAATTCGAAACATTTTACGATGACGTACTTGATGATGATGAAATAAATATATTAAATTCAAGCGACATTAAAAAAGAAAAAGAGCTATTAATATATGAATATAAATTATTGCATATAAGAGAAAAAAGAATGCTAAAACGAATTAAGAAGTTGCAAGACGGAAAAGACATGATTGTTAAATCTATTAGGGATACCAACAACAAACATTATGGAGATACAACAGACAGAGAAATTGTTACAGAATTAGAGCCAAAAGTTGAAATCATACAAAGGATTGAAGAGGGGATAACAAGAGTACAAGAGGCAAAAAGAAGATGCATTGAAACAATAAATAAATTAGCTATAAATGAAGATGACGAAGAAGAAAATGACAACACATTTATAGAAGCACTAAATGGCAAAGTCGAGGATATATGGAATGAAGAAGAGTAAAGGAAAATTTAAATGGAAACCCTTTTCAAGAAAGCAATTAAAAATAATGACATGGTGGAATAAAAATTCACTCACAAAAGACCTGGACGGTATTATAGCAGATGGAGCAGTAAGAAGTGGTAAAACTGTTGTTATGGCTCCAAGTTTTGTGATGTGGGCAATGGAAAATTTTGATGAGTGTGATTTTGCTATATGTGGTAAAACCATAGGCTCTCTTAATAGAAATGTAATAAATACATTAAAAAAACAGTTACATTCGCTTAAATACCGATATGAACATAAAAGGAGTGATAATGTACTAATAGTTAGTAAAAATGGCAAAACTAACTATTTTTACTTGTTTGGAGGAAAAGATGAAAGTTCACAGGATTTAATACAACGGAATGACATTAGCAGGAATATTTTTCGATGAAGTTGCTTTAATGCCGCAATCATTTGTAGACCAAGGCATAGCGAGATTAAGTATCGAAGGTGCGAAGTTTTGGTTTAACTGTAATCCAAAAGGTCCAAATCACTGGTTTAAATTAAATTATGTTGATAAAGTTGTAGAAAAAAATATATTATATCTACATTTCACTATGGATGATAATTTAACTTTATCAGAATATACAAAAGAAAGATATAAAAGAAATTTTGTTGGTGTATTTTATAAGCGTAATATTTTAGGATTATGGGTAACTGCAGAAGGAGCTATTTATACAGTATTTTCAGAAAATAAAGAGAAATTTTTTACTGATAAGCCAGACTTTGATTTTATACATATTGGAATTGACTTTGGAGGAAATGGCTCAGCTCATACATTAGTTGCAAGTGGAATAAAAAATGATTATTCAAAGCTTACGGCATTAATGTCAGAAAGAATAGAGGCAACGGGAAAAACACCATTAGAGCTATATAAAATAGTAGAGAATTTTATAAGTAAAGTGCAAAACAAATACGGCGAAGTGAGTGTTATTTATCCAGATAGTGCAGAGCAAACGCTAATAAATGGAATAAAAGCAATGGTAGATGAAAAATTTCCGCACATCATTGTGCGAAATAGTATAAAGAATGAAATCATTGATCGAATCAGATGCACTACAAGTTTAATGGCAAGTTTCAGATTTTTCATTACGCATGATTGCAAAACATTAGAGCTGGCATTTGAAAATGCAGTTTATAATGATAAACCCAAAATGCAAGGAAAAGATGAAAGATTAGATGATGGAACTTCGGACATTGATACACTTGATGCATTTGAATATAGCTTTGAAAGATATTTAAGACAATATAGTAAAGTTGCGTAGGAGGATAAAATGAATACGTTTCAAAAGTTTTATAATTATATAAAAGGAGTAATAGGGAAAATGTTTAGTAGAAATACAATACAGAGTGCATTAAATATAGATATTGCAATTTCGAGTGATATGGTAAATGCAATGGAGCTATTTGAAAAAATATATACAAATGAAGCTCCTTGGTTAAAAGAAAGACAAGTAGAAAGTTTGGAACTAGGTGCTTCTATTGCAAATGAATTTGCAAGGTTAACAACTTTGGAGATGCAATCTGAAGTAACTGGCAGTGCAAGAGCTGATTATTTGAATTCAGTATATAAAGAAATGTTGAAAAATTTAAACGAAAAATTAGAAGTTGGTAATGCTATGGGAGGATTAATATTTAAGCCGTATGTAAAAAATCAAAAAATATATATTGATTTTGTAAAGCCAAGTTGTTTTTATCCAACAGAATTTAACAGCTCTAAAGAAATTATTGCAGGTATTTTTGTAAGTCAACTTACAAAAGGAAAATACATATATACTCGACTTGAATATCATAAATTTTACGAGATAGCAAGAGATGATGAAGTTTCATATACAATAAAAAATGTTGTATATAGAAGTGACACCACATCTGTTTTAGGTACTCAGATAAAACTGGAAGATGTAGCAGAGTGGAAAAATTTATCTCCAGTAACTAACATAAAATATATAACAAAACCACTATTTGCATATTATAAAGTTCCAGGTGCAAATAATATTGATATTGAGTCTCCTCTTGGAGTATCTGTATATACAAAAGCAATTAAGTTAATAAAAGATGCGGATATACAATATGGTAGAATAGATTGGGAATACGAGGCATCGGAAAAAGCTATTTATGTAGATGAAGAGGCAGCAAGAAAAGGTAAGGGAAAAATAAACTTTTTTGTAAATAGACTAAAAGATAGACTATATAAGAAGTTAGATACTGGAAAATCAGATTTCTTTGAAGATTATTCACCAGAAATTCGAGATGAAGCCTTTTGGAGAGGGTTTAATAAAATATTACAAAGAATAGAGTTTAATGTTGGTTTAGCATATGGTACTTTATCTGATCCAAATTATGTAGATAAAACAGCAACTGAAATAAAAGCAAGCAAACAGAGAAGTTATGCAACAGTAAGTCAAATGCAAAAAAACTTGCAAACAGCATTGGAACATCTGATATATGCTATTAATGTTTTATGTTCTCTTTACAATTTGGCTCCAGAAGGAGATTATCAAGTATCTTTTAATTGGGATGACTCACTAGTTGTAGATGCAGAAAAAGAACAGACATTACAAATGCAAGAAGTTGGACAAGGCTTAAGAAGTAAAATTAAATATATAATGTATAGATATGGTTTAACAGAAGAACAAGCAAAAAAAGAATTAGAAATAATAAATCAAGAAAGAATGAAGAGTCAAGAAGCTTTTGGTATTATATCAAAAGATTTTGAGGAGTGATATTATGCTTACACCAGAGCAATGGAATCAAATTAGTAGTAAAGCTAGTGGTATATATAATAGATTAGAATTGCAAATAATAGAAGAAATAGCAAAAAGAATAGTTAATGTTGGATATGCTAATACTGTTGTAAAAAATGATATAAAAATAGCTCAAGATATGCGGAATACTTTATAAAGACATTATTAATTTTGTTGCACAATATAATAATGTTTCAACAAATCAAATACAGAAAATATTTGAAAATGCTGGAATAGAATCCATCAAATACGATGATTCTATTTATAAAGAGGCAGGACTTGATCCTGTTCCATTAGTAAAAAGTAAAAGTATAATGCAAATGTTAGAAGCAACTGTTAAAAGAACAAATTATAACTTAAACAATTTGGTTATGACAACAGCTAGCACAAGTCAAGCCGAATTCTACGAGGCAATGAATAAAGCATATTTAGAAATTTCAACAGGAGTTAAAAGTTACTCACAGTCGATACTTGATGCAATATCTAATTTAAGCCAAAATGGTGCTACAATACAATATCCTTCTGGAAGAAAAATAAGTTTAGAATCTGCAGTTAGAATGAATATAGTTACATCTTTAAATCAAGCCTGTGGCAGAATACAAGAGATTAGAGCAAATGAAATGGGGTGGGATTTAATGGAAATTACTGCACATTCTGGTGCAAGACCAGCACATGCAAAATGGCAAGGAAAAATTGTCAGCAGAAGTGGTCAAAAAGGTTATTTATCATTAAAGGATATTGGATATGGAGAAATAACCGGATTCAAAGGAATAAATTGTTCCCACGATTGGCACCCATTTTATAAGAATTCTACTAAAACATATAATGATAAAGAATTAAGAAAAATAGCAAATGAAAAAGTAGAATATAACGGCGTAAAAATAAGTAAATATGAAGCTCAGCAACTGCAGAGAAAAATGGAAAGACAGTTGAGACAAGATAAGAAAGATGTTGTAGCATTAAATGCAATACTTACATCTAACACAACAAATGAAGAGCTACTAAATGAGACCAAGGAAAAGTTGAAAAGTAAAAAAACGTTGCAGAAAAAACACAATGACACTTTTAAAGATTTTTTAACACAAACAGGTTTTAGAAAAGATTATTCAAGATTAAAGGTATAAAAAATATTAAAGAAAAAGTTTAGTGTCTTTTTTTATTGCAGACAATAAAGAACAATAAAATTTTAAATTCGCTTACTTGCAAAGCGTGAATAAGTGCAAGACATTTTATCATTAATCGAGAAGAAAAACTCGTATAAAATCGTAGTAATGAGAAAATGAAGAAAGGATAAAGTATGACAAGAAGTTTTTTAGAAAATTTAGGACTAGAAGAGGATGCAGTAAACAAAATTATAGCTGAAAATGGTAAAGATATTACAAGCTTAAAAGTAAAATTAGATGATTTAAATGAGCAATTAAATGTAA